TATGCTGCCTTTAGATTTCTGCGGTGCCGGTGCATTGTTGCTACCTGCCAATTTAGGCACACCGTCAGTGCGCTGCGGCTTGCGCAATGTAGCTTCTACCTTGGCGTTCTTGCCACGGATTTCACCCTCTGCACTTGCCTGTTCGATGTCGGCATCGTGATTGATAGCCTTGAGTGCCATGTCGATTGTCTCGGGTTTGATGATACCGATAACAGCATCATTTGTAACCTCTTTAATCCAATCTGATGCGGCATCAATCTGCTCATCAGTCAGCCCAAGTTCTTTCTGCTTCTGCTCAAGCATGGCAAGTGTGGTCTGCATGTTCTTCTTCCATTCCTCTTCGAGGCCTTTCTGTTTCGCCATGCGGTCCACATACTCCTTATTGCTTGCAGCAAATTTGTCCATGTTCGATGGATCTTCAAGAAGCTCCTTAACACCGTCGATGCCAATACGGTTAATCAGACTTACCCATGGGTCTTTGCCCTGTGCCATGTCTGTGATGAACTGTGCGCTGTTACGGTCTTTGTTGAACATGTCAACAAGCTTATTCTCACGCTCTGCGTAGCCGTTAAGTTTATTGTCATATTCATCATAATCGTCATTGATTTGACCGAACAAGGCCTCATCATCGGCATACTCCTTGTTAGGATATTTCTTCTTCAAGCGCTCGCCAAATTGGTCGCGTTTGCTCTTAACTTGCTTATCCTCAGCCATAGTCGTTATTATAATTTATATGGGTACTTATTATATCAGCAAAGTTACACCTCGATGCTCCCTCTTCATCTTTATCTTTTGACTTATAGTTATTATCTTTACTATCAGATTATAAACCTTAAAAGTGCAATGCGATGAAGTCTTTTGGTTCAATATTAGCTTTTACACGCGAACGTAATGCTGCACTACTCAAAGCTTACCGAAGCTGCGTAGCGCAGGCGTGTTACATACGCCTCGACGAAATAGGCGAGAAAATTGTTAACTCTCCCTCACCTCGCTTTTGGGTCTCCGAGGAACGCGCTGCTGCCGTCGTGTCCGCTATCATGCGTGGAAAGCCGGTACTTGATACAATGAGACCGTCTAAGCGTGAAATGTTCCAAGAGATACACCGTCGCGTCGTTATACTCCGTGAGAAACATCCGGATTGGCACCTCTCTGAACTCGTTTACGAAGTGGTTAATTCGCCTGCACCTAAATTCTACATGGAAGCATCATCAGCACTTGAAAGGTTATTTAAAATCCGAAACGGATATTACGAACATGGGAAAAAGCGTTAGCAACATAATAGCCGAGAATGACCATCGCTGCGATAATATGTTCTCCCGATTTAACCCCATTACCGGTGAGGGTTCTGTGGGAGAGCGTGTCCTTGTGACCATACCCGACTTCCCAATCAAAAAAATGTGGCTCCCTCGCTCCATGATGGAGAACGGCTTTGTCAAGGCTCTTATCAAGTATAAGGGTGTGGATGGGCTGTTACACTCCATGGGCGTTGACTGTCCCGAAGAGGAGGATAGGGAGGCTGTCCTTGACCGCTTTGTGCGCCTCCGCTCGCGGCATGACTTTCCGTTTTGGGCTGCAACGTTTGTGTATATCAAAAACAAGGAGGTAGGTCAGCCCGACTGCCTGTTCCGTCTCACATATCCACAACGCAAGTTTGTCACCATGCTCGAGTCTATGCGACTCGCCAATCAGCCTATTCGCATTATTCTGTTGAAGGCTCGTCAGTGGGGTGGCTCTACTACTTCGCAGCTGTATATGGCGTGGTTGCAACTCGTGCATCGCACAGGCCTCAACTCTCTTATCGTTTCCAACTACAACAAAGGTTCTGAGACTATCAAGGGAATGTTTAAGCGCATGATTGAGGCTTACCCGGTCTCCATGCTCCATGAGGTGGGGGAGGTTTACTCCGAGAATGAAGATAAGCTCGTGGGCGTTGGTCGCTCCGGTCTTACTCAGCTCGTACCTCAACGCAATGCCACTATATCAATCGGCTCTGCCGAGTCTCCCGACTCCTGCCGTGGTGGTGACTACGCGCTTGTGCATCTCTCTGAGGTGGGTCTGTGGAAAGCTACCGACGGCAAGAAGCCCGAGGATATTGTCCGCTCTGCTTGCTCCGGTGTGCTGTATCGTCCTTACACGATGATTGTCTATGAGTCCACGGCAAACGGTGTCGGCAACTTCTTCCACAATGAGTATGTTGCTGCAAAGGACCCCAATATAAAATCGCAGTTTTATCCGCTCTTCATTTCATGGTTTGATATAGAACTCTATCAGATACCATTCGCCTCAACTGAAGAGCTGCAGACGTTTGCCTCGTGGCTCTATGCCAACCGTAATAACTCGGCTGCTCCGTCCGACCGTGAGGAGTCCGGCAAATACCTTTGGTGGCTGTGGCAAATAGGCGCTACACTGCAAGGTATTCATTGGTATGTTGAGGAACGTGCCAAGTATCACGACCACGGCTCTATGGCTTCCGAATATCCCTCTGACGATATTGAAGCGTTTGTCAACTCCGGTACTGCCGTGTTCGATAAATACTGCGTTGAAGCTTTGCGCCCTACCACCGTGAAGCCGCCTCGATACATTGGTGACATATATGCCTATGGCGATGAGGGCGAGGACGCTCTGCGAGAGCTGCGCTTTAAGGCTGACTCACAAGGTCTGCTATATGTGTGGAACTTGCCCGACCCTTACAACCCCAACGACACAGAGGAGGTGACAGACCGCTATCTGACTGTTGTCGACGTGGGCGGACGCTCGCACACTGCCGACTGGTCTGTGATTGTTGTCTTTGACCGATTGCTTATGATGGACGGTGGCAAGCCCTCTGTCGTGGCGCAATGGTATGGGCATATTGATATGGACTTACTCGCATGGAAAGCCGCTCAGATTGCAGCCTTCTACGACAATTCTCTGCTCGTTATCGAGTCTAACACCCTCGAGACACACGACCGTGAGCGCAATGTGGACGGTGACCAATCTAACGCTATCCTTAACCAAATCAAAGATATTTATCCAAACCTCTATGCACGTAAGCAGTCCGAGGATGCCATTATACAAGGTCTCCCTGTGCGCTATGGCTTCCACACGAATGTTGCCACAAAGCCGATGATTATCTCAACGCTTGTCAAAGTGATACGTGAGGGCCTTTATGTGGAACGTGACAAGCGCTGCATCGACGAATATCTGAACTATGAGAAAAAGCCTAACGGCTCGTTCGGTGCTAAAGCCGGCACACACGATGACCTTCTTATGACTCGCGCCATTGGTCTGCATATCTGCTTCTACGAAATGCAACTGCCGCAAGTCGTAACTCGCGGCAGTCAATCTCTAATCTATACTCCAAAGGTTATTTCAGCAGCATCTTTCTAACTTGCTTGCCCTTGCTGTGCCTGTTGCGACATGCTCTGTTGCAACTGTCCCACGGCTTGCATATTTGCGCCTTGCTGTGCCTGTGCAAGTAACTGAGGGCTTACGCCTTCGGGTACTTGTCCTTGCTCCATTTGCTCCTTTTGCGACTGAATGCTTTGCAGCAGCTCGTCGGCAAATGGGAAGTTACCTGCTTGCAACAATTGCTCGAGGCTGATTGCTTGCTGTTGCCACAACTGCATCAAGAAGTCGTTAGCCATAGCACGATAAGCAGGTGTAGCTTGACTCGGTACAATACTCAAATCAAATTCAACGTCTCGTATCTTCTGTGGGTCGTACTCAACTTGTACACCGGCTCGGCCTGCAATGTTGAATGTCTGCTTGCCGTCGTAGAACTGTTGAATGTTCTTGACGTCTTTGTATGCTGCGTCTCTGATAAACTCGTTGAAGGTATCAAGCAGGTCTAACAGACTCGTGGTGGCGTTCTGTGTCTGCTGATTATACAGCGCTGCACTCATGCCGGCATAGCCTGGCTTCCCTTGCAGTGCTCCGTTAACTCCCGATATGTCCTCAAAGAATTTCAGTTGCAGGTTAAGCAGCTCATTGATGCCGATATTTGTTGAGTTGGCTGAAATCTGTTTGGGAACTTCGCGGCTCTTGCTCGGTGTGTACAAGAGCACTCCGTTAGGCATACTCCATGTTTCGGCAAAGTCCTCCGGACTCATTCCTTTGGGAATACAGTCAGTCGGTATCATCAGCACACCTTTTGCTGTGCTGCGCATTATCCAATCGTACAATGTGATTAGTCGATTGGTGTAGCGCTGTTGGTCTATCACGTCACTGACAAAGGAGTGTATCTCACCGTCAATGAATGGGTAAGCCTTGAATACATACGGATGGCTCTTGTGGGCGTAGGGCGTTTCACCCTCGCTCAATATATCGCCAAAGGGTGTAAGGTTGTAGAAGTACCAAAACGAGTCGATAAACCATTCTGCGTGTATCATAGGTATCTCTTCGGGAGGCATACCTGCTGCCATACCTTGTTGCAGACGGTTCGCGTTCTCATCTTCCACCATCTCCTTGTAATCTTCAATCTCTATCTTATAGACATCTCCGTTGTTGTAGTCGTGGCACCAATAGCGAGGCTTGGTCTCCTTTCTCCACACCTCGATAACACGGCACATACTTTCGTCCCTCGGCACAAGGAAGTCCATTTCGGGGTTCTCTGAGTAGCCGAATTGCTCCCACGCCTGTGTGAGCACGGCTTTCTCACGTGCGCATTTGTATATCTCTGCGATTTTCGCATAGTCCGTTGGTGTCTTGGCATACTCGTGCACAACGTCCTCGAAGCTCACATCGTGTATCTCTCCGACGCAGTTACAGTCCCACGTGCGGAAATCTCTCATGTGATTGTCGATAAAGAAGTTGTTAGGCTGTACATATTCAGTCCAACAGTCCTCCTTGTCGTTCATGCGTCCAAACCACTTGCGGTGTACTATCATGCCCGAAATAAGAAACTCTTCCATTGTTCGTGCATATAGTTCTGTCATGCGGTTCAACTGCATATTGTACTGCAACATGGTGCTCATGGTCTCGGCAAGCTTCTGCTCGTCGCGGTCACGTGCGTAACATGTTGGCTCCGTCGATTGGCTGCGATACACACCGATTACATTCCTTACAAGTCTCCTTATAAGGTTGTTCTTCAGCGGTATATTGCCCTGCTTCATGATGTACTGCTCTTCGGTCATTTTCTTGCCGTTCACACACACTATGTCGCTCCATTGGTCTCCATAGTTATAACGCTTGTTGCGCTCTCGCTCTCTGCGAAAACGGTACATGTTTTGGAACAGCGTCTGTGCTTGCAGCAAGACCTCTGTAGCTCGACGCATATCATTGCCTTGGCGCATGGAGCGGACTATACTGTCCATGTCCTCCTTGCTTGCCGGCTTTACTTTGCTTAATCTATTTAGTTTGATCATATCGCCTACTATGATTTGGTGTCGAGGGCAAAGTTAATCACCCTCGACACTCATTCAACTTTATCTCTTTACTTGCTGCACAGGCTTGTGTAACTGTTGATACTTACCCATGAAGTCTTGCATAAGGCCCGAAAGCTCCATGATAGACTCCTGCTGCTTCTCGGCAGTGTCTGCGCTTAACGCTTCCACCATGCCGCTACGATAGCTCTTGATGGTCTCCGCTATCAAAGATGCTTCCTCCGGAGTCTGAGCTTCAAACCACATTTCACTTACTTTGGTAAGGTTCTTGTCCAACGCATCGAAACGTTGATACAGCTCGAAGTCCGGATGCTGTTGCAGTTCTGCAAACTTCTGCGCTCCTGCCACATAGTCACTCTTCAATAGCTTGCGTGCTGCGGTGACCTCTTTAGAGATTGCGTCGTGGCGTGCTTCGTAGTCGGCATAAGCCTCGCGCACGGATGCATCGCCTTGGGTATCTAATCTTGCCTTCATCTTATCTTCGGCAGATTTTTCAGCCTTGTCAAGTCTCTCTTCGTCACCCCAACTCCAGGGAGCCAACGGTGTGCCACGCTTAACTTTGTAGGTGGCGTAACGTTGTGCCAACTGCTTGGGCGTTAACTTGCTCGCTTCCTCTCCACTAAGGTCAACCTCGTCAAAGTATAGCTTATCGAGTTGGCTCTGCGGTACCTGCATTGTGCGCATAACGAACAGTGCTGCCTCGTGGCTCAACGCAGGGTCATCTCCGCAAGCGTCCATGATAGCCACTGCGGTGTCGGTGAGGCTCTGAGGATTGATACCAATGCCCGACTGTACCAACAAGTTGAAGATGTCGTTAAACGCTTCGGCATTCTTTCCACCGACAAACTTGTTGATAATGGCATTGATGTCACTTGCCAACGGCATATCCTTGGTGAGTTGGTTGCTGTTCCACTCTCCACTGACTGCCATGTTGCCGAAGGCACTCATCACGTCACCACCTGTCAAGCCTTCAACGCTACCGAAGTAGGCGTGTGTTAGAGCATCGTCCCACATCTTGTCTTTATCGTCATCGTTGTTGCCAAAGAACAGGTAAGGAATATATGGGCCAAGGTTCCATGCCAACTGCAAGATAAAGCCGAAGGTAGCTACTCGCAGAGCATCTTTCTTGACTTGCTTGTTGAAACGCTTCTTAGCGGCTCTCCATGCACGTTCTTCTTCGTCGGCTGTTGCCTCGTCCGGATTGATGTCCCAATCGCGAAGTATCTGCTTGGTCATAAACTCAACGCTGTTGCGACGCTGACCG